AATACAAATTAACTACGTTGTTTGAAACATCAGCATCAAACTGTCCAAGAGTGACATCACTTACAAGTTCACCGTATTGTGTCATAAAAGCACAAACTCCATTGTGCATTACCCTCAACTCAATTACTTGATAAAAAGAACCTGATGTTATCTGTATTTCATATTTGGCACTTCGATATGTGTAGATATCAAAATTGTCAACAGCAATTGGATTTGTTGTCGTTGTGTCAAATTGAATGATTGATACACCACCGCCTGCAGCCTCTAAGGAAGTGGCAGAGGTAATACGACCAAATCTATCTACTGTAAAAATAGGAACTCGATTTGCCGAACCATAAGTTCCAGGACTAACACCTGTATCCGTAAGAGTAAAAGATCCTGTACCACCAGTTGTTGTGCCACCTGTACCACCAGTTACAATTGTTGTACTCGTTCCTGTTCCTGATGACAAAGCAGAAGCAAAAGGATTACTATACAATACAGATGAAGTATTTAATGTTACAGCCAAAGGTCTTGCTGTAGCCAAATCATCTTTTAATTTTGTTGTACCAACTATTTGCAATAAAGAATTTTGTGTATCACCAACACTAGAAAAAGTTAAAACAGTTTGATAATCTCTTACGATTGCTAATGAATTTTGGTAAAAATTAATATCTCCGTTTCTTCTGGTTGCCAACAAGGTTTGTAGAGAATTAACATCCGTTATAATTGTGTTAATACTAGAAATAGAAATGTTACTGTATGTATTTCCATCTTCAACATATAGGGAATTACCTAAAGTTCTTGAATCTATAATTATTGCATTACTTCTCGAATCAACATCGTCACGAATATAAAGGCTTGTAAAACTTCCCAACACTGGTACGTTATTCTGTGTTTGATCCGATTTATTGGTTAAAGCCAACACTTGGCGACCAATTGACAAGGCCGTATTTAAATCTGGATATAAAACAGTATTGGCTGATCGTTCAACACCAGATATGTAATTTGTGTGTGTTGTAAAATCAGAAACAGCCGTTAACGCATTTACAATTGAAGAATACAATGTGTTTGCTTGAATTGGAGCTACATTAAAAGTTATTGAACTGATGTTACAATTTGCAGCCATACCATTTAAGACAATCGTAATATTATTTAATACTGACGAATAAGGATTTTGATAGTAACCTGTTGCTGTTGATGTTGCAATATCATCAACTTGCCATTGACTCAAATTAATTGAAGAATTATTGAGAAAGTTATTTGCACCAGGAGCTAAATTAACATCGTCACCAAATTTGGTGGTATCAAAATTATATCCTAATCTATTGTATATACTGGACATATTATGATTCCATTGGTGCGTTTAATGGAGGTGAAGTTGGGAATCCACGATTTCCAATGTGAGTGTGCATATTGACTTTTATTCTAAACATTTGTACTGAACCAAACATATCTGAAACCATTGGTGCAAACATTGAAATGCCGGCATCAATTGTTGTACCTGCTAACATATAACCTAAAGTTTCAACAGATTTATTACCAGATACGGAAAGACCTGCTGTAATATTTCCATCAGCTTGAACAGATTGAGATGTTCCTATATCGCCACGAACATACAAATCAGCATTGACATTGACAGTTGAGGCACCTAATGTAATATCACCAGATGAATTTATTTCTACGTCACCATCAACAGATTGAATTGCATCACCAGCAACAGATTGATTTACATCACCTTTAACATTTTGGTATGCAGACCCATCTATTTGTGTATATGCATCACCTTTTACATGCAAAGCAGAATCACCTTCAATTGTTATATTGCAAATACCTTTAATTAAAACATCTTTATCACTTGCAATAATTTCATAACCTTTACCTATAATTCTGTGAACTTCATCACCGTTAGGATGTATCTCAATAAACGAACCTGAACGGTGTTGTATACGAACACGTTCACGAGTTGGTGTATCATCCATTTCAAATGAATGACCCGATTCTGTTTGTTGAATGTTATTATAAGAATATATTGGTTGGTAATCAGTATTAGCTGCTGATTCCGGTTCTGTCCATGACATATCAGCCATTATGGTTTCACAATCGTATTTTGAATTGGCACAATAGTTTCTTTATCGGTCAAAGCTAGTTCTGCTGCAATAGCTGATGAGTTTGCCAAAGAAACATTTCCTTCCGATATATTTTTTTGAATTTCTTGACCTACAGCAATTGCACCAGATATGCCACCAATAGCTTCTTTTAAACAATCTTGTAGAAACTTAGCTATTCTTGCAGGTAAGGTTGCAATGTATTGAATTATTTTTTGTAGTTGATCTACTAAATCTTTAACAGCTCCGGCATACTGTTGTACTTTTTTAATAAATTTTTGAACGACTTTAATTTGTGCTTTAATTGTTTTTACAGCACTTCTGATTTCATCAGCAAATGGACTTGAAGATGCACTAGCCCAAAGGCCTTTAATTGCGGCTCTAATTTGTTCAACTAGTTCACTTGTTTTAAATGCCATTTTAGCAATTTCAAATTTTATGTTTATTGATATATCACACACATGAGCCAAATTGGCATTCGATTGAGATATGGCTGTTTTATCAACTTCACCTCTTGCTAATGGTGCAAGTGTTGGTTTACCTGCTTCATATTGAACTTGACCATTAGGTGGAGTTGCAGGCTTTAAATCACTTTGCGGTGAAAATCCTTTGTTTTTGTTTGGAGTGGCTTCAAGACCAGGAAAAACACCCATCATTATTGGCGATTGTGAAGAAGTGCCATCTGAAAAGAAACCCATTACATAATCACCTAATCTAGGTGCACTAAATGATTTTGAATTATTTACTGGATTAACGGCTGCAGCCCAAGGCAAATCTTTTGTTGGTAATTCCACCAAATTATCTGTGTGGTGTCCAAAGATACGAACTTTAGCACGACCCAATTTGGCTGGATCATTGACATCTTCTACTACACCGTACCACCAATTAAATCCATCTTTACCTATAAAATTGTTCATTCTGCCACCGCTTCTTTAAACGCCGTTTGATCTATCTCTTGATAATTATTTGGTACACTATCTTTACTAATTTCAAGAACTGTTTGATATTTATTTGGCTGTATGATATGTCGAACTGCTGTAACCAAATATTTGCCTGAGTAAAATTTATCTAGTTGTTTTTCGTTTGTTTCTGGTTTTAACGACATTAAATTAAATTCAATGGTTCTACCTACTGTTAAACCTGGATCACCAGGTATCGTTAACTTTACAACAGTATAATTTGCCAAAGCTATTTGTGCTGTTCTGTTTGGCACATACGTTTCTACTGCAATATTTTTTGCAACCGATCCTGGTATTTCTTTAAAGTAAGCGGCTTCATTTTGGCCAGCATTTGACAAAGCCACTTTTAATGTTGCATCATATGTTTCATATTGAGTTAAACCTAACCTATTTTTTAAAGCATTACTAACTTCGCCTTCATTCAATGTAACTGCTTGGTTTTTATACTTCAAATAATCAAAATCGGTTACTTTGTATGACCTTGTTAGTGGGTCAATTGAGATTAACCTGTTTGCAAAAGTACCAGAGCTTATTTCGTTTACTGAATCATAGGTTTTAACAAATTCGTAATCCAAAACGCTTATTGTTTTTTCTTTAAAAGATTGTTTATCCATGTTAATATTTTGTGCCTGATATTTGTAGGTAGCATATGGTTCTTCTTTGAACATGGATTGTAATGACCTATAATTGAACCCATCCTTTGTTTCAAAGAATAACATATCAGCACCAACAGAACCATTGTTAGCTGGTCTGGCGTATGTTGACAACCAACTAATTGCTTCAAATGGTTTTAATCGAGGTATAACAAAATCATATAAACCAGTTGTTGATTCAATGTTATTAATTTTGTTATTAGGCACCTTTAATTTATCAATTAATATATTTTCTACAATACCAGATATTTTTTGGCCAACATAAGATTTGCTAATTTTAATTTGTTCAGATAATAACAATTCTTCTGAACAGAAATATAATGTATATGTTTCGGTATTTAAATTTCCTGCAGGCTTTTTGCCACCAACTTTATATACTCGAAACAATTGGTCATTACCATTTGGCCCATTTTTTACTTTGCCAAAATTAACTTCAATAAATTCATTACCTGTTAATTGAAAAAGTTCAACAAATCCTTGAGAATCTGTTACTGTAACGTAACCTGAGGCTGTAAAACTGTAAAGGTCCTCATAATAGGACATGTCAATCATTAAACGTTTTAACTCAAATCTTTGACCACTTGCTGTTAGAAAATTTAAAGTTTCTAAGGAATAATCTTGTGCATAATACGCACCAGGAGATTCTACATTTAAAGAAGATTGATCAAACTCTGCCATATTAAGCCATTAATTTTTTAAATTGTTTTTCAAGTTCACCAACGTAAATTGAATTTAATAATTTTATATTTGTATACGATTCATTTAATTCTATTTCATAATCATGATAAGAAACAATTTTTCGGCTTGTGGTTATACTAAATTGACCAGTTGCCATACTACGTTCAAATGTTCCAGTTTGTAAACTATTGTAAGATTGTTGATCAATAATATATTTGTCTATTGTTGTTGTGTTTGTTCTCAAATCAACCTTTGTGATTATTTTTTCATAGTGATGAGTAGTAGCTTTAGCATTAAAATTATACTTATCTAAAATATAAGATTCCAAAACACTAGATTGTAATGGCCATTGCCATTGTGGGTCTAATATTTGATTAACGTATAAAACAATCCAATAACGATATGAATCACCATAATATTTGTAGGCAATAATTTCTGGTGTATCACCTTCTTGTATATCATATGAATAATATACCAATGGATTTTTAAGTATGTCAGGAATAACACTGCACCTTGCTATCAAATTGACCATTAGCGTTGAATTGCCGTTTGTATCCGTTTTAATAATTTTTGGTAGTGTGTCGAAATATTGCATTAATAACCTTCTTTTTCTATTTTTTCTCTTGTGATGAGTTCAATTTCTTTAAAGTTTAAAGTTAATGTTGTTTGAACTGGAGCACCATCACCAAAAGTTGAAAATCCATTAGGAGAATAGTTTACATCAATACTTTCAATAACACTTTCTGCGACTCTTCCAACATTCGAATTTCTTTTGCCATTGAATAAAAAATCTAAATTGAATGTTGATGGCGGAACAAAAAACATGCCTGCTGTGCCTTCTGCCAATCTTGGCGCAGCATGAGTTTTAAACATTTTTATAATTTTTGCAACTGTTTCTGCTTCTTTTTTAGAATATGGTGTAAATGTAAACGCCAGCTGATATGTTCTAAAATCAATACCATCAAATAACAATTGTTGTTGTGGGTTGAAAGCAAAGCCAGCACCTTTGGCTAACAAACGAGCTGGGCCACTATTAGCAATAGAAGCAATTGCACCAACTGCTTTTCCTATACCAGGAACCTGAGAAGCGGCATCAACCAAGCTCAATTGACCATATGTAGCAGAATAACTAAAAGCCATGGTGTCAGGTATGTATAATGATATTGAAGCTACGGCTCTTTTTGTCGGATTTTTAATATTAATACTTTCATTACCTAAAAAATCTTTTAAGCCTTTAACTGATTTGTCTAATTCGCCTTCGAGTGATATTTTTCCTTTTCTGACATCATCGATGTATGATGTGGCAGCATTCCATCCTGATTCCAAAGAACTGCCAGCATTACTAACGGCACCAAGCAATTTATCTTTGCCTTTAATAAAACTACTTTTTACACTTTCATATGTTGCTGGAGTTATTTCATTAACGTTAAATACAACAACATGACCTCTTGTGGATGTTTGTAAATCTCTAGGGTATTGTAGATCGGTTCGACCAAATTTATTTCCAAATAAGGTACCCAAAGGACCCTCAACTAAGGCTCCAGGTATAGAAACTCCACCTATGGAATTTGGTATGGAAATGATGGCCATCGGATCCTCTATGAAAAAAAGTTATACATAGTATTTATATGGCTTATAATGGACGTTTCACACCTTCTAATCCTCAAAAATACGTTGGGGATCCTAATAACATCATTTATCGCTCTTCGTGGGAGTGTAAGATGATGAATTGGCTCGACAAAAATTCAGATATTATATCGTGGGCATCAGAAGAATTGATCATTCCCTACAAATCTCCAAAAGATGGCCTGTGGCACCGTTACTTTCCAGACTTTTTGGTTAAAGTTCGAACAAAGAGTGGTATCTTAAAAACCATGTTACTTGAAGTTAAACCTAAAAAACAAACAATAACACCTGAACCTAAAAAAAGATTAACAAAACAACACATAAATGAAGTGGTAACTTATGGTATCAATCAAGCTAAATGGAAAGCAGCAACAGAATATTGTTTAGACCGTGGCTGGGAGTTTAAGCTTATAACGGAAGATCATCTAGGACTATAGACTAAATAATACAATGGGATCTAAACTTACACAACTAGCCAAAGAAAGAACATCTGCTCAATTACAAGTAATGAGCCGTGATTCTCTTAAATGGTTAACCATGAAGATTGCTGAATTAAGAAATCCTTCTGGAATAGCCTCGATAATCAATAACGAAGCTTTTAGAAAAAGAAATCGTTTTGTAACTGGTGGGTTATATTACTTTTATTATGATCCCAAAACAAAAAAAGACATACCATATTATGACCGTTTTCCTTTGGTTTTAGTGTTAGAACGATATGAAGATGGTTTTCTTGGTTTGAACCTACATTATCTACCGGTAAAATACCGAATTACACTTTTGGATAAATTGATGGATTACGCCATCCTTGACGGCAATAATGACATTATGCGTATGAGAGTCAGCTACGATATTTTAAACGCCTCCAAGCGTTATAGAGAGTTTCGGCCATGTTTGAAGAAGTATTTGTATGGTCACATTCAGTCAAAAATACTTGCCGTACAGTCAAATGAGTGGGATATTGCGGCATACTTGCCAATTCAACAGTTTAAAAAGGCTTCGGTAAATGAAGTTTGGCAAGATTCATTAGAAGAAATAAGGAAGAGTTAAATGCCAGGTACCATCAACGATTTTAAATCCAGTTTCACAAAAGACCTAGCGAGAGCGAATAGGTTTGATGTAAACATTCCTATTCCTTTAACTTTGATACCATACATCAAATCGGCTAGAAATTTAGTATATCGCTGTGAGAATGCCAATTTACCTGGTAGAAGTTTAATGACCTTAGAACAAAAAATTGGATCAAATCCTGTTGAAAAGTATCCATATCTAACTGGATACAATGATATCGATTTGACTTTTATTGTCGATGGTGACATGCAACAAAAAATATTCTTTGATGCTTGGATGAATTTTATTAACCCAACATACAATTATAATTTTAGGTACAAGGGTGATTATTCCACCACAATACAGATTAATCAATATGATGTAGAAAACAAAGTATCATATTCTGTTAATTTGTTCGATGCGTTCC